GCCTTCTTCGCCGCGTGCTGGGCGGCCGGTTTGAAGCGGCTTATCGTGCCGTCGAACCAGCGCGGTTTGCCGCGCTGGGTGACCCAGCGGTCCTGGCCGAACACCTGGTGCCGCCAGCCCCCTGCGGCGTTGAGACGCTTCGGGGCGTTGTTGAAGTCCCGCGGCATGCCGATCTTGTCTGACACGATCGCGACTCCGGCGCGCCGCCCGGTGAGGCGAACCTTGACCCTCGTGTGGCGGGCGACGGTTGAGCGGAGTCCAGGTAGGACGGTGCTGGTGGAGCCCATCGTCATCAGTTCGGCCTGCGCGGCCCTCAGTGCGGGCTCAGCTACCTTGGTCAGTTGCCGCACGAGGTCGTGCGTGAGTTCCTTGCCGTCCGCCTCGTCCCGTAGCGCGGTGACGAGGCGGACGAGGTCCCGCTGGTTGACCTCGACGCCGTCGATCATCAGGTGGTCGTTGACCGCGTGGGCACGCCCGACATCGGGTAGGTGATGTCGACCTCGGCGACGTCGCCCACCGAGCCGGAGAGCGGCTTCCAGCCGTTGATGAGGATGGAGGCGGAGTACTGCGGGTTGGCTGAGGAGACCACGACGTCCTTCTCGGGCCGCACCTTGATGGTCACGAGCGACCGGCGCAACGCCCACATGATGGAGTCGAGCGCACCACCGGCGAAGTCGTTCTTGAATGTCAGGGCGAAGGAGCCAGACTCGATGCCGGCAAGCACCTCCTTGGCGCCGCCGCTTCCGTAGTTGGTGGTCTCTTTCTCCTCGAAGGTGTCGTCGAACTCGACCTTCGACACGTACGACGTGAGGTCGTTGCCGTTGATCTCGGTGTAGCAGTTGAGCAGGACCTTCTTGGCCACTGGACTTCTCCCTCGGGCGTGGTGCGGCCCGGACCGCGGCCGGCCGGGTGTCGTGTGTGGATGGTCAGGCGATGCCGATGGCGGCGACGGCGAGGAAGCTCATGCCCGTTCCGCCGTTGTCGGTGAGGTCGAACACGGCCCGGTACCAGGTGTGGGCGTTCACGGCCGGCGCGCTGCGGATGATCTCGCCACCGGCGGCTGCGGTGGTGGTGAACGTGAGCCTCGTCGTGGGCGACGAGAACGCGTTGCTGGACGCCGACTGAATGGTGCAGGCGAGGGTGGGTGCCAGCGTTCCGGCCACCGACAGGACGTGCAGCGACGCATAGAGGCGCTGCGTGGCCGAGGTTGCCCCGAGGTTTACGCCGGTCCCGTTGGCGTCAGCGGTGAGCGCCGTGCCGGGCGCCTGCGTGAACTGGCCGAGCACCAGGGGCCAGGACCCGGCCGCGCTCAGCGTCCAGGGCAGGACTTCACCGACTGCGGTGAACAGCTTGGCGTTGGTGCGCAAGGCCTGCGTGAGGTAGGCGGGGGAGCCCACTGCGGCCGTCTCGGGGCCGATGGTCCATGCCTCGATGACGCGCCGGTTGGCCCAGAACTCGTCATCGACGTAGCCGGCGCCGCCGGAGTTCCACTGGCCTTCGCCTGCGATGGCGACCGACTCCACCCCAGCGAGAAGCTCCTTGGCGCCGCCGGACCCGTAGTTGGTGGTCTCCTTCTCCTCCATGGCGTCGACAAGCTCGATCTTGTTGCTCTGCCCGGTGAGGTCGGCCGGGCCGACGAAGGCGCGGACATTGAGCAGGATCTGCTTAGCCACTGGTCACCCCATCACGAACACGGTGAACTCGAGGCCGTAGTGCTCGACCCCGTTGATCTCGTAGAGCCTTGGCCCTTGGGCCCGCACAAGGTGCAGGTCGTCGGCGGCGCCATCCAGGGCCGCCTGGCCTGGGGCGCCTCGAGCGGCCCGTATCACCGCCGGTATGGAATTCGACCCGACGTGCGACGCGAGCGCCCGTAGTCCTTTCTGGGCGGCGTAGTCGGTTCCCCGAGCCACGATCAGCCGACACGTGAGGGTCAGCTCCGACTCGGCGCCGAAGGTCTTGTCGTAGTTCAGGACGTACTCGGCGCAGAAGAAGTGCGGAGTGCTGACCGCGTCGGGGGCGAAGGCCGTGGCCGTCACCTGCTGGTCGTTGATGGTGAGCGCTGCGGCGTTCACCGCGGCCGCCAGCGCCTCACAGACCGCGTCGACGTCGAGTGCCATCAGGCCGCCATGAACGGCGTGGTGAGGTAGGCCAGCAGCGCCTTGACGTCCGGGTCAAGGTTGGGCACGCGCACAAGCCCCCAGTCGGCCGAGCCGGCCACGCCCTCCGGGGAGTCCTTCCGGCGGTACAGACGGGTCGCCTGCAACAGGTTCGCCTGGCTGGCCGCGGACGGGATCTCCGGCCAGCCCCAGCGGGTCGTGACCCGGACCTTCCGGTTGGCCGACCAGAGGCGGCCAGTGGTGATCAGCCCGGTGATGGCCTGCTGCCTCGCGAGGGCGTCGTTCGCGGTGACCAGCCCGACTGGCGTCGCGGTCCAGGTGGTTCCGTCGCCAACTTCGACGGTGATGCTCGACGTGCCGATGTCGTCGACGTCGAGGCGCTCCTCAACGACGCCTGCCGTGCTGGTGCATACGACGCGGCGGGTTGAGTACGTTCGGGCCGAGGCGGTGGCGTCCAAGTAGAATCGGCGCCCGTCGCAGTACTGCTCGATGCTGCGGGCGGAGGCGAACAGCGCCTGGACGAGAAGGTCGTCCTTAGTGGTGTCGGTCGCGGAGATGCCCAGCGCGGACTTGAGCAGGGCCAGTGACGCATACGTGGGCGGCGCCGGGTCGAGCGCGGTGACCTGGCCGCGGTCGACGTCGACGACCAAGCCGGTGACGTCCCACCGCCACGCCCACAGGCCGGCCGAGGTGAGGGTGAACGCCGCGTCGTAGATGTTCGGGGCGGTGAACGTGACCGACGGTGTGGTGGTGGCGCCGGCGGGGTCGGTGACGGTCAGGGCGACCGTGGCGGTGGATTCCACGCCGGCGGCGTAGGCCAGGTACCGCACGTTGACGCGGTCGCCGACGTCCCTTGTGGTCACAGCCGCCCTCCGATCGTCTGGGAGATGAGCCGATCGCTGGGGGTGCGGGAGACGAGCGGAGATGCCGCGCCGACGGCCTCGGTTGCCCCACCAAGACTGAGCGCCGTGTCGGATTCGGCGGTGGCGCCTACCGCGCGTCTCTTCGCGCGAGCCAGGCTGAATGCCACCCCGGTCTCCATGGCCGTGCCGAGCGCCTTCGACTTTGATCGACCCAGCGACGAGGCTGAGTCGGTGCCGGTCGCGGTGCTGACCGCCTTGTTCTTGGTCCGTCCGACCGCTGGCGCGGCGTCGGTCTCAGTTGTGGTCGCAGTCGCTCGGGCCTTTGCCTTGCCGAGTACGACCGCCGCATCCGTCTCGGCCGCAGTCCCCAAGGCGGCCGACTGTCCCCCGCCAGCCGCAGCCGTAAACGCCACCCACACGCAGTAGCGGTCGGACGCCGTGTTGGTCCAGGTGCAGCCGCTGACGGTTTCCGACGCCGTACCGACGTTCAGCTTGTGGGAGGTGAACAGGGCGACCCGGGTGTTGGAGGCGCCGGAGACGCTGGAACTCGCGGCGCCCGGGGTTGTGAAGCTGTTGGCCCACGCCTGGGTGTCCGGAGTGGTGGTGAAGTTGTGGAGCATGGCGGAGGTCAGGACCGCCATGCCGGTCGCGACAAGCGTGCCGGTGGTCAGCGCGTCAAGGGCGGTGTCTGCCCCGGTGGCCTGGTGGAAGTTGCTGTCGGAGTAGTCGTCCACTCCGGACAGCCGGTACCAGTGCACATTGGTGTTGTGGTCGCCGTTGGTGTTGACGACCACCGTGGCTGGTTCACCGCCGGTGGCCTTTCGCGTGTAGACGTAGGCGCCTTGCTGGTCGGTGGCGTTGCGACGCTGGCTCCAGGCGGCCCCGGCGGATGAGGTGACCGAGTCGACGACCGTGTTGCTGTTGATGAACAGAACGTCCATGTGGCCGACGGAGGGGGCGCCCGACGCGTGGGTGCATGTGTGCCCGGCGTCTCCGTCGGCGAAAGGGAAGGTGTTGACCGCGCCGACGAGCGCGATGGTCATCGGTTCAGCTCGCGCGGTAGAGGTTCGCCACGGTGGCCGTCACGTCCGACCCGTCGGGGGT